GTTAAGGGAATCAGTAATAGGGTTAAGGGAATCAGTAATAGGGTTAAGGGAATCAGTAATAGGGTTAAGGGAATCAGCAGGATTAGTTGTATTCTGATTCTGTTCTAGTACTGTACTTGTACTGTTCTTTTCATGTTCTAAAATAGTTTCATCCCTAACCTCTTTAATGGAAGAAACTATTTTTTCCGGTGCAGGTATCTCGCTTGCAGCTTCTTTTATATGTGGGTTTTGGTGCTTTTTCCAGTTAATAATAGCTATATAACTATTGCCATTTACCGTATACCGGACAATGAATCCCTTATTATTTAGCTCCTGCAATAAACTATCTACGTTGCAATCGTCATAGGGAAGTACAGCCGCCTTGATTTTCTTGGGTCTATCCTCAAGGCGTCCCTCCCTATCTGCAATAGTCCAGAGGCCAGCAAATAGCAAGCGACCAAGAGGTTCTATTTCCGCTAATTCGTCATTCAAGAAAAATCCTGGTTTAATATTTCTTGCCCGCGCCATTTGCCTTCCCCCTGTTGTTTTGGTTTAAGCTATTTCCTCAATATCTTTGGGCAGTATCCCGCAAAAACAAAGCTTCTCCGGCTTGCAGTCATATAGCTTCTTCCGTAGTCGCTCAATCCTAAGTCTTAGCCTAGCTTTTTTAAGTTCGTCCAAGCTCCACTACCCCAATCGCTGATTTCATCGCCCCAAGTTGACCATTTATGCTTAATCTGGCGGGCAAACAACTCCAACATCGGCCCACATGGTACCATGCGTTCTGCTATGTCATATTGCTCATCCGGTTTGGCGCTGTGCTTTGTCCTCGGCGCTATTATGGCTCCAGGAATTCCTCTGTCTCGCACCAGCGAGGCACCTTTCCCGCGTGTACAAACCAATAACTCCTCGCTACATGACCTGGTGGTTTTACCACCGCCGATTTGATATACAAGTCGCTTCTTCTTTGCGTCCCATCTAGCCTTCACCCAGGGTATTGCCGTAGAATATCTAAACCCCCACGCCTTCATGACCGGCCATGGATGCGTTTCTTTAATCGGGTGGGTGCTCCACAGCAGCAGGATCGCGTCCTGCGCTGTGATAGATTTTATCCACTCGCCTAAAGCACATATTTCCTCTAAAGACATAGTGTCATAGTGTTTACCCGACTTCCGCTGCTTGCCCTCGTACTGAGGGCTTAATCGTGTTCCCTGGTCATTATAGCGCCAAGGAGGATCCGCAATAATTAGGCGACACTTTTGCATCCTTAATCCTCAGCCTTGGCAGTTTTCGCAGAATCGACAATGCTTTTAATCTCGGATAAGTCGTAAATAATAACCTCAACGTCCCACAATTTAAAATCATCATCTTTAAGATGGTAATTATTCCACTTTATAATTTTTACACTCGGGAACGCTGTTTTTAAAAGTTCGGTTATTTTCTTTCTGTTTACTGGTGTATCAAGTAAAACGTACTCCCGATCACCGCCAACAAAACTAAAATCATAGCCATCGTCAATCATCTGCTGCAGTTTATTTTTGCGCTCCTGCTCCTCGGTGACAGGCTTGCTTGAAAAGATTCTTGCACTGCTAAGACTTAAGTGAAACTTTCCTCTATATCCGAATGAACCAAAGTTATCATCACCTATGTGACTAAAACCCTGTAAATTCCACCAACTATATAACCCGTCGTGCATCTCTCGGAGTAACTCTTTAACTCCAGATACCGAACTGTTATTAGCTAGTTGATGTTCCAACTCTCGTATTCTCACATTGGCTTGCCTAATGCCACCGAACACATCATCAATCCTGTTAGCGGCCTGAGAATTATATTCGAGTATTTTAGCAAATTCCGCTGTATGGCTCTCTATGAGACTTATGAGAGTATTTTTCATTTCAACTGACAACTCATCTTTTGCAAGCCACTCATGAAGCTGTTTAGCGGCAAAGAACATATCTTTTATGGATTTAAGGCAAACAGCCTTATTATCCTCATTCAGCTCAATCATTTCGTCTTTTATTATTTCAACCATTATTTCACCTCCGGGAACTCGTCCCAAGTTCGACCATCCAATTCACGACCTGCTATCTTTTTACCTACCCGCTCAAGGTGACTAATTGGATAGACTTTATGTTCTGGCCCACCATTCACAAGATCAGAGTCATCGGCATTTAATAAGGCAGTTCGACCATGCCCAACTATGCGGGATACCATTCCAACAGTATCCGCGTACTTTGCGAATGTCCAATATCTTCGTATCTCCCTGAACTCACCCAACTGCTTAAAGAAGAACGGAACCCCTGCCGCCACGCACTGATCGCGTAAATATCTTGCCCAATCAGGGTGCAATGGTCTTACTCCTGGCCCAGACTCTCCACCGCAGATAACCCAATCAATTCCTCGTTCTATAGGTCTGCTGTATTCCTCTAGTCTATCCATAAGAGTGGCCTGAATTATTTCTTGCTCATTAGCGGCTTTTCTCCGCAATACGACCGGCCCCAACATCGGCTCTACAGATACAAACCTCACAACTGCCGGTATTTGCAGAAGTATCGGAATCCTTTTATCTGCCTGCTCCTGATTCTCAGTTGTTACGCCAAGCCATACGTTTGGTAAATCACACAAATAATTATTATAAATTTTAAAGCCATCAAAAATCATCTTCATCCGTTCTGGTCTTTTCGTTAAAACTATGAAAGTGTGTTGCTCACATTTTCGCATCCTATTAAATGCGCCATATATGAAATCTCCCGGAACATCATCATGAAAAAGGTCGTTCCACACTGCCCATACAGTAGGCTTCTTGACGATCAGAGGTAAATTACGATTCTGCACCATAAGCCTAATCTGACCGTTAAACCTACCATCTCCGTCTGTCAAACCTTCATACTGAGCTTTAACCTTTTCGTTGGGATTGAATGACCTCATATGGTTTTCTCGCTCCGCCCAGCAATTCAAGCAACCATCACTAACCTTGCTGCAACCTCGAACCAAAGACCAAGCGCGATCCCAGTACATGCCTTTTTCAATGCGTTTAATGTCTGTCACGAAACCTTCACTCCCTCCGGCACTTCCCACTCCCAAAGCTTCTGTTTGCCACGTATCGGTATAGGCTCCGAAATTGCCCTGACATCCTCCAGCACCCAAGCGAATCTACCTAGCGTATAATCACCACATGCTTTTTCTAGCCAGTTTAGCTTTGAAATAAAACTTGCGGTTATTTCTACACAATCAACTAAGCTGCAGATTGCAATAACAGCACCAGCAGGCATACTGCGGTAGTCACTGTACTTAAGGCATATCTTGTCATTTACATAACGTCTTTGATTTAAAGTCAAGGCCCTAAGAGAATCGTTAAGCGGGACAATTTTCTTACTAGCGTGAATAGCCAGTAATCCCCTATACTTAGTTCCCCAACTTCGTGTCTCATAGTGCTTAAGGTCGAGCGTGATTAAATGTGCCCATGGTCCCCAAAGCGTTATCGCTTTCATAAGAAACACCTCACCACCTGACCAATCAGGTACAAAAACGCCACCGCTACAACCACATATCCAGCGACCTTGGAGGGCAGCTTTTCCTCACCCTCCAGCCACTCCTGCACCACAGTAACCATTCGTTCAACCTTAACAACTAACTGCCTAGTTCGGGAGGCTTTCCGATAAGTTAAGACCTGTAAGCGGCAGTTCATTATCGTCAACCTCCTCCCGCTCCGTTTCATCATCCTCTAACCCATGATCCAGTAGTGAGGGTAGTTGATGTTGTTCTATCGCCCGCGCAATTCTCTGCACATCTTCCGACCATAAGCCATGCCTTTTTATAACCCCCACAAAATCTTCGATGCTATGTGAAACTTCATACCACACCGGGTTGCCGTCATCGTCATCGTCCGCCTTTCGGCCACAATGACTTAATTCATGGTCTACGAGTGCAACTTGTTGGTGATATTCGATCGCCTTCCACACCTTAGTATTTATCACTATACAAAAGTCATTTCCGGTCAGGTGCCTTTCTCGCGCAGTCACCTTAATAGCACGTCCCCAAGTGGTTCTGTCTTTGCTACTCCATGGACCATCCCTGAAAAGGTATCTGATATTAGCCTCCACCAGGTGTTTATGATGTGTAGCTATGCACTTTCGCGCAATATGTTCTACCTCGTAAGCGTTTTGAAACTCTATATGTGCCACCTAAATCACCTTCTTGCGGTTTTTGGGTGGTCTAATACTTCTTCCGTCAGCACACAAACCAACACCTCTCCGCCTGACGTTGCGACCGCTTACACAAGAACGTTCACCGTAGTATCCAAAAGCGCAATCTATACAATCAGTTTGCTGTTTGGTCTCGGTTGGTTTTTGAGTTCCAATCGGTCTTTTATTATTTATATTATTTCGAGACATCAAATCACTCCCTCAAATAAACTCTGCTGTCCCTTATCACGCCGCTTAAATTCGTCCCAACTACACGCTGTATAATAGTATCTATCTACCCAACATGCAAAATGCCTGAGTTCTTGTGACGCTCCTTCGTACAGCATCACAAAAGGTTTTACTTTGAGGCTTCGTAGTACCTCAAACCTGTACATATCCTGCTCAAAGGTCGTATTGTAACCACAAAGCATGTAAAATGTCAGTCGGTCAAGGGACATGTACTTCGATAATAATTTAATGCCTTCCCTAACCTGTGTTTCGTTCTCCATCTTGTCCCAAGCAAAATGGATTTGCCCTTTTCTGAGGCGCGTACCATCCTGCTTTGCCTTAAGCCATGCCTTGTATGAGCATGTTTTCAGCTTTGCTATTTTAGCAGCTGCCAAATCAGTAACGTTCCTAATATCTAAACCCTGAGTGAAATCCACCCAACCGCCCCACTGCTCAATATCCCTAAAGTGATCCGTCCAATCGGACCCGGCTAAAATATTTGCGTCCAGCAGCACCACCATGTCACCCAACGGATTAGCTAAATCTCTGATACTGTTCACTGTCCTGACTATCCGTCCTTCTGTCCTTGGTACTACACAATACTCACAATCTGACGGGCAACCTGCTGTTAACCTGCCAAGCCCATAATTAATGCCGTAAAGTGAATAATCCGGTTTAAGCTTTTCTATTTCGGCAGGCAATATGGTTTCCGTATCCCAACCAGGACCACCCACCACAACGTTCTTATACATTTCCTGAGCCCGTTCTGCTATGTGACTGTGCTTCGAGAAGATACAGCTAACATAAGTTACCTCGCCACCTGCATTAATCCTTACCGTGTCGCCAAGTTGCTTATGGTAGGCTGATATTTTCATCAGCGCCAAGTTTGGGATTTTACCGCCTATATCTAAAAGGCCAACTTGCATTTTGCCACCTCTTTTACTAGCTACCGAAAATCTTTATGCTGTTTTATGCGTATACACAGTAAAACGCTTTTCGCATTTATTGCACTCTATTGTTAATAGTCGCTTGTCTTTCTTAACAACGAAAAGCACATACTGCTCAGTTAAACAGTGAGGGCACTTCAATTTTTATCCCTCCTGAGCTACTCCGGTAGCATTTTTAAATCTTCCGTTGGTTCCAAAACAACACCTTGCCTTTCAGCAGTAAGGAGAAGTTGCTTGACTTTCTCCTTATAGCTTGCCTGTCTCTGAGGTAATAGTAAGAAAATAAAACGTATTTAGCACCAGCCATTGAAGCCATTTCTAGATCCTTAGGGCATCTTTCGCCACCGGCCAGGAATATCCGAACCCCTATTTTTATTAGTCTCATGACTTTTCCGATGAGACTAATCTTTGATTCGTTATCAAATAACTGATGAAGCAGTCCGAACATGATGCTGTTGTATGAGTGGAAAGCTTCTAGCTCTTTGCGCTCAGCTATCCTGACCCTGTTGAAATAAGCAACCATTAGCTTGATGTTTAAAAGTGGTATCTTAACTGTAGTACCCTTATCGCTGGAATATATATAAACATGGCTTGCTGTCTTTTGCTGTACCTCGTGCAGCTTGCCAGTTCCTGTTCTAAAAAGTCCACCGGTTTTCAGTTTCTTAGCGATAAGCCTTTTAGCCTTCCTCCGCTCTCTCCGATTGGAGGAACCTGCAAACCTACGAATAGCCGACTTATCCACTTATGGCATCCCTGGCTACTTTTATTAATTCGTTGAACTTAAGCATTTCATCGGGGATGCTGCATAAATCGTTGCTCTGCGTACATTCCCCGTCACATTCTGAACATCTAGCCTCTTTGTGATAATCAATATCTTTCTGTTTGTGAGGAGTTAATCCCAGTTCCAGGAGGTCTTTGATGATGTCTTTTAGCTTCTTAGTCTCTGCCTGTAATCGGTTAATAGTTCCTAGATCATCAGCACCCTGTTCGTGATAACCCTTGATGCCTGCAGTCATTTCCTCGATCCTTTGCTCATTATCACTAACCGTAAGTAAGCACACGTTACAACTGCATCCAAAACATTCCTTAGTTCTTCCCTGATCCATCATTTGGTTACATTCATCAGCATCTTTTTGTTGATTTTTTGTCATAATTTTCAACCTCCAGACCTAGAAAGGAATAATCTCTTCCTTGACCAGCATGTCAGTACATAATTCAAGTTGTTTGCGTAATCTCTCAACCTCTGCCTGCAGACTCTTATTTTCTGCACTAAGCCAACCATTTTTGACTCTCAGTGCACCTATTACTAGTTTTTTGGAAGCCACTAAAGCCGTTAAATTCCTAACTCTAGAGGCATTTACTTCATCGGTAGTTAACGACTTGACTCCACACTCGGAACATTCTCCGCTTAATTCTCCAGCACCACCGCAAATTTCACACTCACATTGATAGACGCGTTTTTCTTCGCTCATACTATCAACTCCAGCTTTTCAGGCAGTCGCGCAATCATATTCGAATCGTGGTCGGTAAAAATTATTCTAATCTCACCGTTTTTAATCTCCGCGCCTATAGTGCAGTTGTTTTCAATAATTATATTGTTTACCGCATTAACAACCTTTTTTAGCTTTTCCTTGGCGGCGTCGGTCTTCCTGTGCTCATCATGGGTATCCTTATTGAACTGCTTAATACTGTCCTTAACCGCTTCAACCAACTCGGCACGGCTAAGTTTTGAATAACCCTTAACCTTGCTTTTTTTGCAGCACCTCCGAAGTTCTGCAGTAGTCCAGTCCTCAACAGCAGGTATATCTATTTTTACTTCCTTCCGTGCTTCCATCCGCTTCCACCGTCCTTTCCCGATATTTCTTAATCTTTCTGTAAACAGTGTTAACCGACACTCCGTAGTGCTTTCCAAGTGCTTCATATGACATGGTTTCCTTGAGTCTCACCATTTCCTCGATAACATCGTCCATTAGGCTGATATTCTTCCCCCTAGGCTTCCGCACTGGTGCTATAAGTTGAAATGATTCTTCCGGCGTTCTATTGGTTAAGATGCAGACAACCAGCGCCAATAACGAACTTCTTCCCTAATTATTAGCTCAGGCATTTTATTCATCATCCTCACATACCAATAACTAGATAAATATTGTTCCAGTTAGGTATAAACCGTCTAATATTAGCTAAAGATAAATAAACCAAGTTAACAATAAGCAGGAGGCTCTATAAATTTGGATTTTTTAGCAAAATGGATAAACCCAATCTTTACTATTCTTACATGGGTTGTGGTATTTGCTTTAATAAAGCCTAAACGAGTATTAGAACTGTTACCCATCGGTATAATTGCAGCAATCCTTCTATTTGCAGTGCAGTTAGTTTTAATTTCATTAAACCTTATTAAATTCAATAAAGGTTGGATTTTAGTTTCCAGCGTTCCGTTATTTAACCCTATTTGGGGTGCTGCTGCTGGAATCATTATTATGAATTACATGAAACAGGATTTTAGTAAAAAGATACCGCTACTGATATTCTTTTCAGCAGTGTCAGAAATTGCTGCATACATTGCTATTGCTGTTGGCAATATGTCTTTTATTGGGCAATATAGCGTGTTTTATGATTACATTTTGTCTTTTGCAATGTTGCTGATATTAACCCAAATCTCAGAAGGTCTTTTTGGTAACCGGATTTATAAAACTCATATTTAGAATATAGGAATATTGTTCCAATGCAGGAGATTAAAAAAATTTATCCAATTGCTTTACTCTCCGCTACGCTTAGTACCCATCGGGCAAGTACCGGCTTTTGCCTAGCAGATTTAGCCCCGTCGCGATAACCCACAAGGTAAATCTGTCTTTCGTGCTGGCCTTTGGGAGGCAGTCTTTTCCTACCCAAAAACCCAGACTTAAACCCCTGATCGTATGGATTTTCCATTACACTGCCTCCCTTGCATATTGCACAAAGTATGTGTATAATTATTCAGTATGTTTATTTAAGCGGCGGGAGTTGACGGCTCCCGTCTTTATTTTTTAGTAGGTCTTATTTCTTCCCGACCTTGCTTTCTTAACTCCCTATTAGCGCAATCCAAACATAACGCAACACTGGCTATTCCTCTGTCAATCGAAAACTTAGCATCTGCAGTTTTGCAGTCAGCACATTTAGTCGTCTTCATTACTCATTACCTCCCAGTTTTTTTTATATCTCACTAAAATACTGACTTGGCTCCCCTGGAACAGGATTTCCCCTGTAGTCTGAATAAGTCAGTGATCGGCATAGTATTAAGCGTTCCCTTGCCCGCGTCAGTGCTACATAGCACAATCTTCTTTCCTCTTCCTCATCCTTGTTGCTTTTGGATGGGAAAACTCCCTGTATAAGACCAAGGATAAAGACTGTGTCGAATTCCAAGCCCTTACTTGCGTGAATGGTCATCAGCTTCACAGCAGGCTTTTCCTCGATGAGCTTCTCCTGAATATCGCGGTATTTCAGAAACTTCAGGAAGCTTTGAACGCTATCACTCTCTCCAAGATTCCGCTTGCCCTGCTCCCAGTTCTCCATGGTGGCTATGGCCTTTTTAATATCATCTACCCTGTTCTGCTGCCCATGACTGGAATATAGTTCAGTTATTCCAAGCACAAGGTCGATACTCTTGAAATACTGACTTGCTTTTATATATTGTCCTTGCTCAACTACCATTTCTATATCTTCAACAATCTTCTTAAAAGGATAGATTGAGCTATTTTCACTACACGTATAAGTAGCTTCATGGAGACTGCAACCATTATCCAAAGCGAATAATTCAATCTCTTGCAGTTCTATTTCACTATATTTCCTTAGCGAGAAATCCAAGCACTTTTTAAATGTGTAGTTATCCTTTTTGTTGTTGATAAATTCCATAAACTCCAGCATCCCGCGAACACCATTTTTCTTAAATGGATCATCACTACCAGAAACTATTTGAGTAGGTATTTTCATACCGTAAAGGTAAAATGCAGCGTTCTCTATTTGCCGATTAGTCCTGGCTAGTATGGCAATGTCCTGAGGTCTGGTGCCTTTGTAAATGAGTTCCTCAATATTTTTGCCGACAATCAGTGCCTCTTGTGCGCTTGACTGAGTTACTAAAATATCAATTTCCGGCCCTTCTTTGTGTGCTATCAGTTTTTTCTCAGTCTGATTTACATTGAAGGATATGAGCCTATTGGCAGCTGCTACAATCGCACCGGTAGACCTATAATTATCTTCCAGCTTGATAACCTCACAACCCGGATATTCTTCCGGGAATCGAAGTATGTAGTCAACCCTGGCTCCGCGCCAGCCATAAATTGCCTGGAAATAATCTCCAACTACAAAATAATTCTTAGGTGCTAACAAGTTAATCATTTGTTTCTGGTCGTCGCTGGTGTCCTGGAACTCATCCACGAAAACATGAGTGTAGTTATTCTGGTATTCCTTTAGAGCTTCTGGATACACTGCCCACAAAATATTTACAATACTTATGAGTTTGTCTAGGTCTACAGCGTTATTCTGTTTTAACCTGTACCCGTACTCTTTAAGGACTCTATCTATTTCATGTTTCCTAATTGGTATTTCTCCGCTCTCGTAACACTCCAAGCATTTTTTAAGCGTTACTTTGCCACCAAATTCCTCAATAATGGTTTTTAAAATGCTCTCCCTGTCCTCTTGGTCGTAAATGGTAAAGTTAGGTTCTAAGCCTACCTTGTGGCCCCACCGACGTAACACTGAAACCGAAAAAGCATGGAAAGTATTACTGAATAGCTTCTTACCCTGCTCCTCACCTATGAGTTTAATGATTAGCTCCTTCATGCCCTTTCCCGCCAATCTCGTAAAGGTTAAGCAAAGCATCTGCCCTGTACCTACCCGGCATTCCTGGTTTAAGTGAGCGACTCTGTGCGTCAGTGTCCGTGTCTTTCCGGTACCGGCCCCGGCTAATGTTAAAATAACCGGGGCATTTGATATTACTGCTGAGCGCTGATTGTCGTTTAAACCGTTAAGGAGTTCCATTTGCATTTTCCTCCGACTCATTGATAAGTCTATTCAGTAGATTGAGATTTTTTTGTTGTGTTGTCATTTCTATTGCCCTCGACTCAATCTGTTCTTTAGGCGACTCCACTTCAATCAGAATCCGCACTGCTGAACCCAAAGGCATACTATTAAGCATAACTTTAATTAATTCAGAAATATCCTTAACCTTTAATGGTGCTGTTGTCGTTTTTCTTAACTCAGAAGCTCCAGAAACCACTCCAACCATATGACTATTTGCAGGATAATCTTTCACCAAAGAAGTTATTCCCTCAATAATAATCTCACGCACTCTGAGCCACCTCACTCACAGGGGCACTCAGATCCCAAACCTTCCAACCTTCAGCCTCGAATTCAAACCCAATTGCTCCTGCCAGAATGATGTTATCCAGTTTGTGCGCTACTTTCCTCAGGCCATCGGTGAACATGTGAAAGTTTTCTTTGTCCAGGTGATTGATATTGTCCATCACCAAGATCCTAAGTTTCGGATTTGCTCGGTCCAGGATGGTGACCATCATTGCCGCTAAAAACACTGTCTGCTGGCCCATGCTCAGAGCATCGAAATTTACTGTATGGCCCTTCTCGTTCACCCATCCGAATTGGAATATTTCCTTGCCGGTGTCGCTCTCGGTCTGGAAGAACGGCGTCTGGTTAAATCCCATTAGCTGCAGGTTACCGCCTATATCTGACCGTATCGGCTCTAAAATTTCCTTGACCAACTCACCCTGTATACCCTTAGGACCTAATGCCTGACTCAGCGATTTTAGCCCAGCGCTCATGTACTCAGCTTTAGTATTTTCGATCATTGACTGCTGCAGGAGAAGGATTGTCTGCCGCGCTTTCTCTTTTTCAGCCACGGACTGATTTAACCCTGCTATCTGCAACCGAATACCCTCAGCCTGCTTCTCCTGCATGTCCACAGGTGCAAAGCTTTCTGCCGGTTCGTTCATCAGACTAATTAACTCTGTTTTGTGCAGGTTAAGCTGATTTGTATACTTTTCAGCCTCGGACAGGACTTTATTTTTATTCCGTTCTAGAGTAGTTATTTTATTCTGCAAATCAGCGTTTAGGTTATTAGCCTTTTGTGCTTGCAGTACAGCTAAATCACGCTTGTCTTCCAGTGCTTCAGATTCTGTTTCCAGGGTTTTTATTTGGGCGTTCAGCCCATCAATCCCTTCAACTTCCTCCGTTAAAGCTGCAATCCTATTTTCACCGTCAGCCTTTTTCTTTTCTGCAAAACTATCTAAGCCTGTCCAATCCTTCGGGCAACTAATCTGTTGGTGTAGGGTGCATTTCCCGGTAAGTTCACCGGTCTTAGCCACTGCATCTTGAATTGTTTTTATCTGTGTCTTAATGACTGTTATTTGACTGTTTGTATCCATCCGCTGAGCGGTTAAGGCTTTAAGCTGTTTCTTTATCTCAGACAGCCTTTTCTTTATTTCTGCCGTCTCAGCCTCGTTATCCACCGGAGGCGTAATCTGCCCCTGCAGTTCCACTATCTGAGTATCTAAGGAGGCAGTATCAGCACTAACAGGTGCTTCCTCTAACTTGCTGATAGTAGACTGCAGTTCGACTATCTTTGAGGTTCTCTTATCTACAGCCTTCTTTTTCTCAATCCCTGTGGAAATCTGTTTTTCTACTGTGATAAGTTGTTGCTGCAGTTCTTCAAGTTCGGTTTTGGCCTGAATAATATTCCGGTCAGTCTCCTCGAGTTCGTTTTTCTTTTCGGCAATCTGCCTGACAGCTCCCTGAGCGTCCTTCTGCTTGCTATTCCAATAGGAAGATTGAGTAGAAGTCCAATCCAGCATTGACTGTAGCCCTGCGTGTATGTCAGCGTCCTGTGGATACTCTGCCATAGCGAGCCCGATAATTTCTTTATTTGCGTTATATCTATCAGGGTTATTGGCCTCTATCTCAGATGTTAAAAGCTGTTCTGTGATGTACTTTTCAACATCTTCCCTGGTCCAAGTATTTGATGTAATCGGACTAAGAGAATAAACGAAATCCCTGCGCTTGGCGTCCGACAACCCAAGAAATTCTGAGAAATCCAACATCACCGGAAAGCTTCCAATCTCGTCAAGAATACGGGCTTTCTTTGCAGTGTCGTTTTTCTCGCCCTTGCCAGGTGATACTAAAATTGACTCGCTGACAGTGACCTTTTTGGCACCAGTCTTGCCATCCTCGGTTTCCTTTTTGGTGAAGGTTCTGCTGAATTTAAAATGGTCTGTCTGCAGCCCCACCGTCATTACTCCGTTGGTTGAAAGCTTGAACGTATCTTCTGCCCGCTTGCCATTCCCAGGCACGTATCCCATTATCGCGGCACCAACAGCCTGCACTCTGGTAGTCTTTCCGCTACCGTTCCTGCCTACAAATATGTCCATGCCTGTTAGTGGTTGCACTCCGGTCTGTCCCTTGACGTTCTTTATTTCGATTTTGTTAATCAAAACATATCACCGCCTAAGGCGTTCAGATCCTGCTCAAACTTATCGTTGCCGTTGCTGAACATGTTATTTCCTGCGTCCTCCGGTTCATCTGACGCGGCTTTATTTAAGTTCTCTTCGTCGTCCACATCAGTATTGATATCATCGGCAGATGCCTCGGCTTTAACGTCGATAACTTCGGCCTTTTGATCTCCGATTACTATCTCTTTACCTTCCTCAGCCTGCCCGGCCATATCTAAGAGTTGATCCTGAGTGAAATCGTGAACGTAGCCTACCAAAGTAACTTTTGCGGTTCGATGATATTCTTTCCCGGCGGCGTTAACATAGGTGATATGTGAAAGTGCCGGATGTTGACCCATCGCCAACCTGGTGGCTATAGTCTGAGCGTTACGCTCACAAAATTGCTTTTTATTAACAAAGGTATCAATGGCCTTAAGTATATCCTTGTGACCAAAGTCAACCCATATACCTAATGCTCCGTCAATCTTATAAAACATGCCGACTTGTTTCTCTTTGTCGGTTAGCATGCTCTCCATGCAGACCCGACCGGCACCGGCACTACCGGTTACTTTTTTAAGTAAATCTTGAATGAAGTACATGTTGATGTCATATAGCAAGGTGGCGGTCGTAATAACCAAATTTCCTATAGGACCGTAGCCAACGGCCATTTTCTTGGCCCAAACTTTGCGGATAGTCCCTGATTCTTCATCAATAATAGGATAAGGATTTACTACAACCTGACCTGTTGGTAAGGTAAGTTTGTCAGGTGTGATGATACTAAGAGAGGTTATTTGATTTGCACGATAAAAGCCTTTTCCAGTGACCATGGCCTTACCCTTGATTACAGCAATGTCTCCGTTAGTCTCGTCAAGGGTAACCGTACCCTTGACTGACCTTAACGTTCCGTTCTGATTTCTCTTAATAAAAACTTCACCGTCACCCAAACAAGCTATATGCTGTTTTCTGAGTGCCGCTATTTCTGTCTGCATATTTTGAAATAAAGCTACGCTCTGCTCTGCTACTGCCATCTATTTACGCCTCCATTTCTCTTAGCTTGATTCGGTTATAAAAACTACTCACAAGCTGGTAAAGCTCTTCCGATACACTATTACACGACTCTTCCCTGCACCTGTCACCGCAATAGTTGCGACTTGCTCCGATGTTTAGTTCGTGCAAATAAATATGCTTCTTGCATGTCCGGCAAATTCCAACTACAGGGTTTGCGTTAGTACCAGCCTTGCCTTCCATGTCCTCCAGCCAGCCTGGCATATTATCACCTCAATCCGTCAAAGCTCCATAATTAAAACCGTTATCGTACGGAAAATTATTGTCACATAAAGCATGAATATTCCAATAAGACCACATATACTGATCTGTTCTGATAGTCCAACCAGTTTCATTCTGATTAAATTTATGTGA